CAAATGCTGGTGGTATAGTTAAACTATATTATTTGAATGGTAAAGCATTTATCAATGTCAATAGAGATCTTGGAATTCAAGGACCAGTAAAACTTCCATATCCATACGGATGTCAATTTAGATTTATTGATAATACAGGAGATGGTGGTAGTGGATTGGGATCAATGCCAACACCACTATTTGAATATAATAAATTTTATAGAACAGTAGTACCAACAGAAGATTTAACAGGTCAAATTCCTACTGATGGTAGTCAGTTTGCATATGAAATTCAATTTGCAGAAGGAACTACAGTAAACTCATTTGCTACAGTAAACTTCACCTCTGGAACTCATCCAAATTCATTTTTCAGAAAATCATATAATTTAGGTGATTATCCACATCAGATTGGTACATTTAAACTTCCAGATTATAGAGACAGAATAATTGCAGGTCTTGGTGCAGTTGATAACTTAGGATCTCCAACTATTGAGAATGCATTAGTTAATAATGTTGGACAAACTGGTGGTAGATGGTACATTTCTAATACTGATCTTCTTGATGGTGGAGTATTCTTTACTGTAGGTGATGTTAGAACCACTGGATATAGTAATATTACTGCTGATATTCTTACATTCATGACAGGTTCTGTAGAATTTAGAATTGGACCTGTAGATGACTTTATTTTCTCTAGACCAGTAGAACACTTTCATTATATTTTATCTTCTGAACCAGATGAAGGATTTGAGGCAGAATTTGGATCCTCGCCATCTGATGTATATGCTGTAATGTATTCTAAATCTAGGTCTAATATCTTACCATTTGAACCAGATGGTTCTGGTGGATTAGCACTAGGTCACTCTCATGGATTGTCAAAAGATCCACTAAACAATCCTAGAATGGCAACTTATGGTAATGTGAAAGGAATTGGTGGTGAAGATCCTAATGTTCCTGCTGATATCAATTATGATGTTAATGATCCTACTATAGCAGGAACAGCATCTCTTTCTGGTGTCTCTCTTGAATTTTATGGCACTGGATCTGGTGAAATTGGTGGTTTTGCTCCACCAGCTGTTACAGATAAAGGTGATAAGTATCTAGCATTTGGATTTAATAATTCAGGTGCATTTGGATCTTCATTGCAAACTAGTAGATCTGCTAGTTACACACTAGATTTCACTGGATATAATCAGTTTTATATCTTTGGTATTTGTGGTAATGATAGTAATGGAGGAGAGCGTCCTAATAATGAAAATGAAGGATTAGTAGTATCTTTCTCTGATGGAACAAGTGAAGAAATTATTCCATCAGGTAAAGATTTTAGAACACAAAATAATATTACCGAGGGTGGATTTGAACAGTATGATGCTGTATATGCTTACTGGACACAGAGTTTTGTAACTATCCCATCAGGTTTACAGACAGCAGGTCAAACTGTTACTATCTCTCAAAATTGTGATAATACTACAGTAGCGGGAAATAATGAATTGCAATCAGGTAATGAAGGTGATGCTAATGCATTAGATATGTTTGGTATTCAAGCAATTGGATTACGTGGTGGTATTCCTTCAATTCCACCTGATCCTAATGGAACTTATCCTGTCACAGGATCACCAACAATTTCAGTTACTAGTGCTACTTATGATGCAGCGTTGGGTTATGTAATTCTTACAACAACGTCTCCACATGGTTTTGATTCTGGTAGCACAATTGAAGTTCAGGGAGCAAATCAAGCTGAATACAATGGTGCATTTGAAGTTCTTCCAGATCAACTTAGTGCTACTGTTGTAACTTATACTCCTACTACTCCTCCATCCTCTAGTCCAGCATCAGGATTAATGACAGTTAAACTTGCTGTCGGATCTTTTACAGAAGAAACATCAGAACCAGAACCAAGAGCATATGTTGTTGATGGTGCTACCACGATTGCTGGTAAATTAGATACATTTGAAGATCCTGGAACAGGAACAACATTTAGTAATGATGAGATTAGTAGTCCTGGAACAATTAATACGTCTCCATATGTGCTTCAAGGAGGAGAAAATTTCGCTCAAATTGATATTTCTTTAGTTGCTCCTGGTGGAGGTGGTGCTGATACTACTAGTGATGGTGGTGATGCTGGTTATGCATATGCCACATTTAATTGGAAAGGAACTAATCAAACCATCTATGCATATGGTGGAGATGGTGCAACAAAAGGTACTAGTGGTGGTGCTGGTGGTAGTGGTGGAACATTCTTAATACCTCAAGTATTAATTGATGATCCCGATTTTACATACAGTGCTACAAATGGATCTGGTGGACAAAATGGTGGTGGCGGTGGAACTGACACTTCTACTATTTCTGGTGGTGGCGCAAGTGGTAACAGTGGTAGTGGTGGAGATGGTAAATCTGAATCATCTACAAGCACCATTACTGGAAGTTATACCACATATACTAATAGTGGAAGTTGGACCGCCCCCGCTCAATCTACAGGAGAAACTTCTAGAACTGTTACTGTACAAGCTGCAGGTGGTGGTGGTGGCGGTGGTAATGGCAATGGTAATTCTGGATGTAATAATAGTGCAAATGGTGGATCTGGTGGTGCTGGTGCATTAGTTACCGCTACCCTGACACTTCAACCATCTAGTTTAGGTTTTACTATTGGTAAAGCTGGTAAAGCAGGATTTAATAATGTTGACGCTAATGTCAGTGGTACTGGTAGTGAATCTGGTCAACTTGGCGGTGGTCTAGGTGCTGCTTCTGGTGGTAATGGTGGTACAGGTGCATGGGGTAACGGTGCAACTGCTGGATCTGCTGGTGGTGCTACTGGTGTTTTCTATAACCAAGGTACTGCATTCTTAGGTGCTGGTGGTGGTGGATCAGGTGGTGGATCAGGTGGTGGTTTCAACGGTGGTGGTACTACTGATGGATGTTATGCTGGTGGAAATAATAGAGATGCATCAACAAACTTACATACTGTAACCAGTGCAATGGACTTTGTTAATGGTTCTGATGGTACTAGTGGAGGTTGTACCGCTGGCGGTGGCGGTGGCGGCGGCGGTGCTGCTGGTCCTGCAGGTTCTGCTTCTGGTGGTGTTGGTGGTCAGGCAGGTGTCGGACATAATGGTAACGGTGGTGGTACTGGTGGCAGGAGAGGAGATTCTTGCGTCAGAACAACCTATGCTAATGCATCATGGAGCACTGCAGGAAATGGTGGTGCTCCTGGTAATGGTGGTGGTGATGGATATGTTAGAATTAAAGTTGATAGAACAATTTTAGTATATGGTTCACCTGGTGGTGGTGGTGGTCAAGGTGCAACTATTGTTTGTAGTTTGGTCGATCAAAATGTTGGTATTACTGCTGGTCTACAAAGTTTAGGTGGTGGCGGTGGTGATGGCACAAATGGCGTAAATGGTAGTGTCATTGTAACTTATCGTGGATCAGAGGGTGGTGGTACTGTTATTGGTGATACCACTAATGCTGCTGGTAGATTCTATAATTGTAATCCTAATGGATTCCCTGGTGGAGCATTCTACACAGCAAATATTTGGTTAGAATCTACTGCAGATGGTGATACTACATCTAATGAAGTAACACCACAAAATCCTGGTTTAGGAACTAATTCATCCAATAAATTTGCTATGCCTGCAGGTACTGGTGCTCCAACATATGGAGGATTGGCAACTAAGTATATTGCATTTAATGGAGCAGGTACAAGACAATATATTATGGGATCATTTGATTTACAAAATGTCCGTAAGATTAGGTTTACATGTATCAAAGGAACCAATCTTAATGGTGGTGCAGTTCCAGAAGAAGATCTTATTGGTTATTGGAAACCTGCAGGATCAAACACAACTAATGTATTAGATACTATTATTACAGCAGGTGATCTAGGTACAGGTTGGGTTGAAAAAGAAGTCATTCTTGCTGAGGGAACTGCTGTTAGAAATGCTAGTAGTGTTGATCTAATTATAAGACAAACAAGAAATGCAGGACAAGATGATAATGCAGTAGCATCAGAAGATAACTATGGTATTTCCATGATGACATTCTTCTATGATGAAGTAACAACAAAAACTTTTGTTCCATCTGATGGTAATACTATCAGTGATGTTGATTTTCTAGATTATGATATTGGTGTTGTTCAGGCAGGATTAGCAGCTGAAGATGGAAACTTCTTAATGAGTTCTTCTACTCCAATCTCAACCACTGCATTAGTTGTTCCAGAAAACAATATTCCACTAATCACTAAATATCACAGAGTAAAATATTTGATCAAAGCATACTAAATTATGAACAATGAAAATTTCATATTTCCACCAGATCAGATGGTGGGTGAGTTTGATGACTTTATTGGTATTTGGAAGAATTTCATTCCAAAGCAATTATGCAAAGAATTGATTGAAAAAGTTGATGAGATTCAGACATCATCTGCTCTAATTAATGATGGTGAAACTGGTAAAGATCAGTTTGCCAATGGCAAAATGGGAAGACATGACTATGCATGTGTTTTAAACCATTTTGATGTTCATTTATCTAACACTATCAATGACTATTTGAAGTGTTGCTTGAAAAGTTATTGCTTAGAGTATAATCAGTTGCTTAGTGTTAAACTGATGTCATATGCTGTGAAGGCACAGAAAACACCTCCTGGTGGTGGATATCATGAGTGGCATTATGAAAATGCATCATTCACTGCTGCTAGTCGTGAATTAGTATGGACAATGTATCTTAATACTATGCCAGAGGGTGAGGCAGAGACAGAATTTTTATATCAAAGACGTAGAATTAAACCAGAAGGTGGCATGGTAGTTATCTGGCCAGCAGGGTTAACTCACGTACATAAAGGAAATACAGTATTTACTGAAGATAAATACATTTTGACAGGATGGGCCCATAAAGTACAATGACAGAATTTGCCAATACACAAACCGTCGCATTGTTTGTAAATGCCACTACTAGGCAAATACAGTGCGATGGACTAACAAAGAGTATCAGCGATGACTACTGGACAAAGGAGATCTCTCCTGTACTGTATCCTCTATGGGATTCAGATAGAGATAAATTAGAAAGTTTTATCTTCTATAAAGATGAAACCTCTAAGATGCTGAAGAATAAGTATCAGAGAGATCAGAAAACCAAAGCATACAAGTGGGTATCATATGAGTTTGATACATCAGAATTTACTGCTGTAGAGATCAAAGGTCTTTATAATACTCTGCATGATAAGTTCGTCAACTATAGAGATATTGAAGATTATGATTTAGATGCCAAATTGAGGAGCATCTATGCAAAAGACAATATGGTCAACTGGAACAAACTCAAGATGATGAGAAAGTTCCTACTTATGGATTGTGATTGGACACAAGCACCAGATTCTCCACTAACTGATGAAGTTAAAGCTCAGTGGGTTGTATACAGACAGAAACTTAGAGATATCCCTAGTGATCAGAAAGGTGTCCCTGCAGTAGAAGTTGAATTCCCTATTACACCATCAAAGTATGCAACACGAGTTGCTGATGGTGATACAGAAGAATATCTAGCAGATACTAAGCATCACTATTTCTATCTTAATCAAGCAGTATTGAAGAAGTACACTGATAGAATCCTTACATATCTGTCTATCTCCATTGCTGTTGATAATATTGATGCTCTACCTGTAAGTAGAATCTTCGACAGTAATACAGAGACCAACTTGGATAGCATCCTTGAACAAATTGCAGCAGGAGAATAATAATGGCATTAATTTCACTCAATCCACACAGTATCTACGATGTGTGTGCTCGTATCGCTAAGAATGAGAACAAATATGCAGTAGTTATCGATAATCACGCATATCATGCCCTATCTGATGATAAGAAAGCAATTGTAAAAGCATATTATGTGGATCAAGATCCAGATGATGTTGAACTTTGCAATTATATTATTCCAGAGGCAGAGATTGATGCTGTATTTGAAGCAAAAGATGTAGTTTACTTCTTCAATAGTCAGCAGGTCGCTGTAGATAATTGTTTTGATTGGTTTCCACAACCACAGAACTTACCTGATGATGATCATCACATCAAAGCATACGTGATTACTCCTACTGGTACTATTCCATACATTAATAATCAACCAATCGAACCACCATCTGGAGGTTGACACCTTCATAGTGTCATGATATGATCTGGTCAGTCGCAATTCACTATGAAAGTGCCAAGACCGTGTGATCTAACACATATGCAATTGCAGGCAATGCTTCGTGAGAATGATATTCATGAATCTGAGCTGGTATATTGTGGTGAACGTGAGTATACTACAGAGTATGCTGCTCATCCAGAGTATCATGGACAGTTAATGCACTGGTACATCATTGGTGGAGAGCATGAGGTGCCAGTGTGTGACATTGCATCAGTTGACCGTGTGGATGACCAATCATGAAGAGATTGTAAAGAAATCAAAATACCCCTTGCAATGCCCCCTCAAATGGCATAAAATAACGGAGTCAGATTAAAACACATGGACTGGAATGATGCCACCAAGCATGAAAAACGTAAAGATGCACTCGGACTTTTTTACGAAAGCGTGTTGAAACCAGACAGCAAACTTAGAGCATGTGCTCACAATCAAGAGTGCTTTAATGAGCTGATGGAATGGCGCACAGAAATCATTGCATACCTAGATCAACGAAGAAACGAGGAATTTAATGACCATTGAGGAACGCCCAAATCTTACAAATGAGACCTATGTACACGACGACGAATACGCCAAACAGCGTAAAGATCGCATGCAAGATGCTATCGACGATTACCTCCAAGATGAGAAAGTCACGTCTAGACGAATATATGAGGAGATGCTATCTTGCGTCGATGATGTGATAAAATATCATCAGAGGCAACTAGATCGTGCTAATGATCTCAAACATCTTATGATGGGTCATCGCCTTATCGATGACATGGAAGATATGTCTACTAAATGGTCATACGATAACATTCCACCACGTTACTAATCATGAACGAAGAAGAATTTAAAGCAGCAATGCAAAACTTTCTGATGATGCAGAACAACAATGATGCTAATTTTCAAATCCTGCAAGCGCAGATTGATAACTTACAAAAACAGTTGTCTGACCTTAATGATCTAAAGGAGATGTTCCGTCTTCCTAAACCAGAGAACAAAGATAGGAAAGCTTTCGATGAAGCAGACTGACTTTGAGATACTTCAACCTGTTGAGTATCGTGGCACTAAAGGTTACATCACCTTCATAAGTGAATACTACATCAGTATTTGCTTCATTGACATCCCACTGCCTGAGTCAGCAAATTCACGGTGGGGTCGTCATTATGTTAATTTTATTGTTTATCCTAGTTCTTGGAATGAAATACGCTGTCGTTTGGATGAAGTCAAAGAAGAACAGGAAGAGTCGCCAAGAAGCGATCTTCTACAATTTGGAAGACGCCGCTCAGTGGGAACAGCACATAAA